GAGGGATATTCCAGTATTGTTTCTCTGATTGTTGCCATAATAGATGATTAATAACCCTCTTCGTCTGTTTTTTCAGTATCTTCACCTTCCGTCCATGCCTGGCCATCAGTTTTCATGATGTACATTGCATCAGGGTCATTGATTACTGGAATTGCGTTAGCTTCCGCTTTAGTCCACTCTTTGAACGGTTCCAGTTCAGACCACTTGCTGATAAAAACAAAGTCTTTTTTCAGCGTGGAAGCTTTCTTCTTGTACTCGACAGAGTGTTCTGCTGCAATAGGTCCATGCTGAACGTCGCCACACTGCAAATCTTCCAAGAAACAAATATTGGCAGCTTCCCATGGATTTACTGTAGTACGTTGATGAGCGGCATTCTCAATACGAACGGATGGACTTACAAGAACGATCTGAACACCTTCCGTATTCTCTTGGGCAGCAAGATACTCATTGATAACTTTCTTGGAGATAGTCAGCTTTTCTTTCTGATTAATCCAGCCCCTAACCTTTTCGATAACAGCCTTCTGTTTTTTCAATAGAGCAAATCTATCTTTGCGCATCACTACATATTTGATAGTAACACCTTCGGCAGAAGCGGCAACTACGGTATCTTCAATATCCTGCAAGCCGTCGGCCGTTGTAGACTTAGACCAATCCACAGCAGCAACTTTCTTGTTTTCATTAGGCATACCACAGCCTACAAATTCTTCGGTAACAATACCATTGTTATTGCTTGAATTGAGAATGAATCCACCTTTGGACATCAACTGCATACACCACCATTCAAAACGACCGCGAACAGCATTATATACAAAATCCTGATCTTTGAACGCAAGGTCAAGAATAGATTTCAAATCCGAATCACCTTCACAATCCCTGCTAAGTTGCTGGTATTCATTCCAATCACTTTCGTTCATACCGCGTTTTACAGCAGTCTTAGGAATATCACCTGACATCTTACCGATAACTTCACGTTTCTTTTGAGGTGCGGAAGAATCGAATGAAATAACGTCAGCGATAACCGGTGCACCTTTCTCACCTGTAAGAGTCTCCCATTTCAGAGAGTTCTTCTGCTTTACACCGAAGAAATTAGGGAAAAACACCGGCTTAACCTTACGCGAGTTAAGGCGGGCACCCATATTCTTACGGTTCACTTGTTTAATTAAACTTCTTTCCATATATAGTTATGAATTAATGGATTACACAAAACGGATAAAATGAAGCAACGCTTTAATAGCATCATCAACAGGGTAGGGCATTACTGCTTCATTAACAGTACCACGCACCAAGAGACCTGACTGCTGGTTAGCTACGGTCACATCAACCTTGTTCATGGTGATAACCTCCGGGGTATACTTGAACTTTGCAGCTTTGGCAGCAGCTTTAGCAGTTACAAGTACTAACACATCATCTACTTTCACAGCCCCAATCGGACCAGCAAGAGTTATTGTGTCATAGGCCGGGGCGGTCTTGTCGATTGCGGAGATTACATCGGAAGCTCCAGTTAAAGCACCGCCGATTGTAACCGCTTCCCCAACTTTAAACACATGATTCTTTGCTACCTGAATAGCTACCGCATCGGCAGCAGCTACAGCCGTAACTCTTCCAGTCTTAACAATATGATAAAGACCGTTAGTGTCCTTACCCACCATAACAAGCGGAGGAAGTTCATCAATGATTCCCTTCAGTTCCGCACGGGCAATAGTTCCACCGCCCTGAATGTCCTCGATAATCTTTTCGATTCCGGGGGCATACTGAAATTCACTTTGCTTTTTTCTGAACATAGCTTTTAATTATTAATTATTATTCTTCAAGTCCAAGGCTGGCAGTCCCGTTATTAACACCTTCCTCGTCCTCCATTAGTTCCAGCCATTCTTTCTCTGAACGTTCTTTGGGCTTGTAGGAATTAGGCTTGTAATCACCACCGGCAACCTCATCATCTATTACTGACTGTCTGATTTCAGCGTATTCTTCTTGCAACTCTTTAATCTGATCTTCAACAGAAGTTTCAGAATTGACATCAATACGGTTAAACCACTTTTCAGGCAGTTTTGCATCTGCAAATAGTGTTCTGGCTGATGCCTGTTTCGTGGAAGTTGTGACTGTTGATACGACAGAAGATACCGATGCGGTCAACTCGGAGATTTGCTTCTGTTGGGCTTTCAATAGCTTAACTACAGATGCGGGCAAATCTTCGAAGTCTTCATCATCGTCTTCTTCATCATCGTCATCGGATTTTACTGTTTTCTTAGTCTTTTTAGCCGATTTGATAGGTTTACCATCCTTTAAACCATTGTTCTTTTCATACTCGGCAATAGCATCCTTTTTTGCTTTTTCTATTGCGGATGTGCTTTCAAGATCAGGAAGAATATTGTCTTTGAACAAGGCAATATAAGTATCAATATCCTCCTCCTTTTCGATTTTGAAGAGTTTCTGAACCTTTACAGCGTACTTTTCGTTTACACCTGCGGCTTTCAAGCCCTTTTTAATAGCATCAATGATTGTCATAACGATTTTCTATTAAAATATAAGGGGAGTAAATTTTTCCTGCTTATATATTTTATTTCAGAATCAAATGCATATATTTGTAATTATGTCAAAGTATAAAATGGATTATATAGAAGATAGACACGAATATTACAATGTGTATATATCTAAGTGTACACAATGCAAGCATTTTAATTTTGATAAATTAAAATGCCCGGCATACCCTAATGGCATTCCTGTTAAGTACCTTGATGGTTCACAGGTACATGACAAAAGAGAAAGCGACCAAAAAGGGGAGTTCGTCTTCCTAAAAGAATCCAATTAACGAGTTTTCGCTTTTGTATAATTCCATCCCATTTTTTCAGATATCCGTTTCCATAATATATGATAATGGACCACTGAAGCCATTGTTGGGGATAGTGTATTATTATTGATTCTAGCAGTAAACTCTACTCTTAGTTTGTTATTCTCCCGATTCACTAGCTTTTCGAATTTACTAATTGTAATTCCCCATCCTTCTTCGGGACGTTTCATAGCGAATGTATAATTAGGTGTTACAGCTCTCATTTCTGATACATTATGAGCTATTGCAAGATACATATCAGCCGGACTGAATGAGTTACCTATTCGTCCCAAACTCTTTTCTGGTTCTTGCCAGCCTCTTGGGTGATTATGTGTGAAAACGCAATCTTTCATCTTTGCACATTCTTCATCCGTAAACGCAACACTATATTTGGCTCCGCGCTTATCGATTACAACATTACCATTCCTGTCAAATAGGACTCCTGTCTCAAAGCTTTTATTCAGGCGTATTTCATTCTCTGTGTTGGTTATTTTGTTATAGAGTTTTCGCTCATTCCATTTTTGTTTAATATTTGCAATTTCAGAATCAGTCTTGATACGTTTAGGTTTAGAAACCTTTATAACTTCATTCGTAATAGGTTGGGAAACTATTTCTCTTTGTAGTCCTCCATCATTGGTAAAGTTATCCTTGTACCAGAAAGCCGATTGCAATCCATCTTTATTCTCGATGACGAAATCCTTTGCTCCCTGGGGAATGTCTGTAATAACCTGCTCTTTCGAAACTGTGTCATTCAGCAGGAAATCAGCAAAATTTTCCGGCTCCATGGTGATAGGAGTGGCAAAGCAGATACAAAAAGGATGAAAGCCTGTAAACTTGAATGTTTTCGGATATTTACCTACCATCGCATCACAGATCTTGCACGGTCCTCGATTATTGGCCGAGCGATGTATCTCAATACCTAATATGAAGTCTTGTTTGCTCCAACGTTCATAGTCTGCACTCCGGTAAGCTGTGTTCGTCGTTGTTGCAGATGTCCGGAGAGCGTTCTTATATGCAGAACGATAAACGCCTTGTCCTGGGTGGTAATCTTTCATCGGTTGAGACAAAACTAATTCGCCTTTCTCATTCCGGATCCTGCGAAAGCGTTTTTGGGGATTTTGCAAAATTTGCCGTATATCACTACTGATTCCGTTTGAATTACGTCCGGCAACTACGCCACTATCAAGATAGAATTCGAGTTGCGATTTCGTCTGCTGTGTAATATTCCAGACCCTATCAGATAACTTGAATCCGTTAGCGTCTATATCATTTTTTAGAGCTTCAAATGCAGATAGACTATGGGTAAACATTCCATCTTTCGTTGCACTGGAAATAGACATTCCCTTGATGAACTGGGAAATAAAATCATCATTCTTTCTTTCTGCTCGTTCCCAACCGTCCTTTTGAAATGCAGAGATATTAGCATATAGCATTGATTCAAGATTCAGCAGTTCTCGGTCAACTGCACTCTCTATTCTCTGATTATGTATCCATACGTTATTTTTCCCCGCATCAGACCATTTATGGAGATACGGGGAAACAGAAAGAATAAATTGATTAAAGATATTAGCTATTACGGCCTGCTGTGCAGCAATTTTCTGTATATGTTGTTTATCGTAGAAAGAAAGTCCGGGCATAGATTATAAAGTTGCTCCAATAAATGAATTATTCTGTGCAGTCTCTTTTTCGTCTTGCTTCTTACGATTCAATTCTGTTTCCACATCGTCAGTGTATGGTGAATTCTTTATAATCGTTTCCTTGCTATTGAATTGAGAAGCAGTTTCAAGGTTCTTGAGTTCTTCAGCTAGATCTTGTGGAAGAATGCTACCAAACTCAACCTCAATGTAGTTATCATTTAATTGCGATGCATATTTAGTGTGCGTAATATTAGCCATTCCAGCCTGAACTATTGCCACTGTACGTTGAACTGCCGGGCCGAATATCTCCATTTGTTCAGATGCCTTAATCTCTGCATCAATCAACATAAAACGACGTGAGGTACCACTAAGGTTGCCAAGTCCCATTAGTTTACTCATAGATAAATCGGGACTTGAAGATCCGGAATGTATTGCATCATCTAACTGGTTAAGTTCAAGTGTTACGGATTCACAGGACTGTTGCCATGCTAAGTAATCTGCATCACCGTGATATGTATTACCGGTATCCGCATCTACTTCCATAGTAAAGTTTAACTCTTTGCCTACAGTTTCTTTGCTCGGAAGATTAGCCAAACCATAAGTTTTCAGTATCGGTTCGGAAAAGTAGTCATTAGTATCTGATAGGCGGGAAAGTCTCATTTCTTTCTTGTCTATCAAATTAGCGACATCTTCCCAATCCGGACAATCGACTTCGGCATATACTACCGGAATCTTGCCAAAACGATTCTTTATCTTTTTCACTTGCCAAACACCGTTCATAATACCGGAGTAGATAACATCTTTCGTATAGACTTTTACGCATTCGCAAGTACGGCCATTGACTTCTGCATTGTACTTATAGATAAAGCCGTCCATATCATCGTCTTCATCAAAGTGTGGATAAAATTCACATTCGACATTACTATCCTTGGGAGTAGATAGAATCTTAACCTTCAACTGACTTTTTCCATCATCTTTAGTGACCGGATAGAATATAATAGCTGCTTTGGTTTCAGACAACACCTTGCGAGCAAACTCTTTCAATACCGATTGCATCTTGAGCTTTCGCTTATAGACCTTCTTAAACTCATCAAATCCGTCATTCGAATTTTCTGCTGTGATAGTCATTTCACCGCCAAACAGAAAAGCAACAGATGTGCGGACGATCTTTTTAGGTAGGTTGGTTACGACCTTAGCTACATCGACAGTCTTGTCTTCTAGTCTCTTTGGCTTTTCGGCTCCTGTTTCGGGGTCAATTTCTACTTCTGTATCTGAATATACAGCAATCTTTTTAGGCTCCCGATACCCAACTGATTCTTTACGACGGGTTCTGTCTCCATTGTATTCCTCCATATATTCACGAGGATTACGATTTTCACGGGTATCAACACATAAATCACCTACTATGCTACCGAAATCTTCATTTTTCAGAATATCCTTAATGTCTGGCATATACTTTTCTCTTAAAATATAGCAGCAAAGGAGGATTTTCTGCGGGAGTTATAGCCTTGTAGAAGTCAATAAAGCCTAGCAAAGGATATAATGTTGTATAGATTCACTATCAATTTCATTTTATTAAAATGTCAAAGTCCCAGTTGAGTAGCTAATTCAACTGGGACTTTAATCGTCTCATCTATGATTTTTTATGATCTAGTTTGATTAATAGAAGTACTCCGAAGAATATTCTCTTAACGATTACTCTTGCGACATTCTCTGTAGAGCTCGAGCACAAGCAAAGCTATAGTGCTAATGGCCGCCATAAAAGAGATAATTTCCATTGAAACCTCCTTTTAAAAAGGTTAGCTTTGACAAAGCACCGTAGTTAGTGCCCAATCTTCATCTTTTACTCTAGGTTTATCTGTGTATACACATTTGTGTTGCAAATATACAAAAATTATCCACGTCCTACTTTTCTAGTAGATTTTTTTAGTTTCAAACCAAGTGATTCGGCAAACTCTGCGAGTATTGTCATGCCGTCCGGTGCATCGTCATAAGCGTTATCACCTTCACGCTTGTAGCTAGTGAGTGACTTCATAAAACGCCAATAATCCGAACCTTTAGGGTATTCTGA